CTTCTGCTTACGATCCAACGGTATCTCTAAATTAGAAAGTATGTCCTCTTAATGTACTATATTTGTAAAAATATTCAGCTGAGTAGCTCCAACATAATAGAGCCCTTACTTGTAGTAGGGAGTGTATGGGAGAATGACCCATCTCAGCTAAATTTTATGGGGGTGCCTGGTTTTGACAGCACTATGAAGTAAGTATCACATGCAAGAGGTAGCCAATACTCAAACAAATTGGTTAACAAACAAACGACAACGTAGAATTATCTACTTGGACCTTCGATGACATGCTTGCATTCATTGGAGCTGACGAAGCTGTAACAGCCTAATCTACAGACGAGGAGCTATCCTGGGAACAGAAAATAGCAAATGTAAAGACATAGGGTCTTCCTGTGACACTGACCATCCAAGACTATATGATGTAAAAAGATAGCACTCGTCCCAAATTTCCTGGATTATTAGGACGTAAAAAACATTAGAAGCCAGGTGGTGGAATCTAACCTCACGGTTAGCCCTATTACGGTGCAGATGTCAGCTTAAACACTGACTTTAGTACATGAGTTGTCAGCTCACACCTTGACTAAAGCATGTAAGAAAGGTATTTTTGGACTAGTGTTGGACAGGGGTTCGAATCCCCTCACCTCCACTCACTGTGGAAATTAGTTTTCATAGGAATTACTCAAGATTTTATTGGGGAAATATTAATAGAGAACAATTAAAACAAAACCTATAACTTGGCAGTAAAATGAGTTTGCTGCCGTAAATTAAAACTATGATAGAATTCTTACAATGGATAGAAGATAACCACTGGTACATGTACAAAGATGGAACATGGTACACAACACAAGAACGTCCTTATGTACAAGGAATTTCCAGAAAATACTATACTAAAGAAGAATTAGTAAGAATATTCTCCACTAAAAGCTTAATTTCATAGAAAATTTTCCATTATGGCAACAATAATTGACCCACCATCAGGATGGAAGTATGGTTTTCCTAAACCTATTCCTGAAGACAGACGTTATGACTCTTTAACATGGCTAGTAGAACAAGGATATCCTCAAGCAGAAATAGATGCATTAGGAGAGCATTTCTATTGTAGATATTGGGAACAACCAGAAGATGGTGAAGAACCTAAACAAATATATCCATGAGCTATGAAAAAGATACATTCTCTTTGGCTAAAGGACTTCATCATATAAATATTGCTAAACAGTATTTTGAAGATGTGAAGATAGGCTGCACAGGAGATTTAAAAAATACCTTTAATGGATATATTAACAAGTGTGATTGGATTTTGAACAACGTATTTGATAAACTTGGACCAGATACAAGAAAAATATATAAAGAAGAATTGTCTGATTCATTAGGACTTGATCACATCAACGATCAACTAATGAGACTTGATAATGAACAAAGAGCTCAACTAGAAGAAATTCTTGATAATATTGTTAAAGGTAAAAAAGTAAAGATTATTATTGAAGACTAAATGTCAAGTTTATTGCACGCAAAACTTTATAACTCACAATATTGTAAAAAATATAAATCAAAATTAAATGATTAAATTACTATTTATTATTTTAATGTTTTTTACAAGTTGTAAAGATTTTACAGAAATTAATTCAACGATTAAAAACAAAATCTATCAAACTGCTATTAAATTTAGTAATGAAAAAACATGGTGGTATGATGCTACATACTATAAAATACCCTATCCTAATGGTGATGTGAATTCAGGAGGAGCTTGTACTGATGTAATCATAAGAGTGCTACGTGAAAGTAGCATAGACTTACAACAACTTATTCATGAAGACATGCTTTCTAATTTTGACGTATATCCACACAAATGGGATCTTACATCAACTGATGCAAACATTGACCATAGAAGAGTACCTAACATCATGAAATATTTTGAAAGAATGGGGTATAGTCAGGGCATAACTAATAATATAAATGACTATGCACCTGGCGACATTGTAATGTGGGAGCTAAGTCCTGGAATCACTCATACAGGTGTATGCCTAGAAAATGGAGACATCTATCATAATATGAGTCCCATTGCTAAAATTGACAAAAACTTTTTATTTAATTACAAATTAATAGGACACTACAGATTATGACAACAGAACAGTATGAAGAACTTAAAAAAGATTATATAAATCACATTAAAGAATATGTTACAGATAATGGTGGATTGTTTCCTCATTTGACAATATTTGCTGATGTAAAAAAACCTAATAAAGGTGAAGAAAATAAACCAGCTATTATTCATATACCTATTCCTGATGAATGGATGGAGAGTGATGAAATGAAAGACAAGTTTATAGACAATGTTATACCAGATCTGTTTAAAGATATTAACAAAAAGTTTATTCCACATGTAATAGGTTGGGCAGCAGAGGCTTGGATGAGAATAGCAGATAAAAACTTTGATCCTTCTAAAGAAAATTGGAAAAACATTCCTATTAAAAAAGAAGTGATAATGATAAATATTGAATCTGATAGACCATCTGAAAGTATTATTTATGAAATTAAAAGAGAAGGTAAACAAGTAAACTCTAATGGAGATTTAGTAGATGTAATTAAACTAGAACAAGAGTTTAAAGATGAAATGGCACCAAATACTGGAGGAAGATTTTCAGGATTATTTAAGAAACTTAAAAATTAAAACTATGGACTTATTTGGTCGAAAAAAAATAAAAACTTTAGAAAAACAACTTGAAGAAGTTAATACTAATTTAGAAGAATGTAATAGTAAACTTATTGAAAAACAAGAACACATTAACACTACAAATGCTTATTGGAAAAAGAAATTAAGAGAAATGGAATTACCATCAAAAAGTAAAAAAAAGTTATAGCTCTATTATCCAGATAACTAATTTATAATGTATGGTTTATTGTTTTATTGTATATATTTTTATGTAAAGAATAAATAATAAACACTTGTTGTACCAATTACCAAATGGCAAAGTTATAGAAATTAGCACACAGCAATTCATCGATATGACAGATGAAGAGCTTGAGTATCTTATTGCTTATAATTATGGTGAAGTACAAGAAAATCCATGGTTTGGTTCAATATTAATTAAACAGTATAAAGACGAACCTGCTGAAAACTTTCCTGCAGATTTAACAGAAATACCTGATGATGACAAATTAAAGTTTTTAGATGTAGACTTTAATATAGAAGAAGAATAATTTAAACAAATAATACAACACTTAACGACCTCTGCAAATGCAGGGGTTTTTTTATTTCAAATCAAAAACAAATCAAAAACAAAGCGTATGAACACAAAAGTAATCGTAACAGCAGACGAAAATGGTAATGTAATTGGAGTTTCTAAGAATAATCCAGAATTTGGATATATTCGTGTAGAACAAACAGCTCCTATGGTAACTGACAAAGGTTGGTTAAAAATCTCTAAAAGATCTAGTCTTATTAAAGGTAAAGTGGAAGATTTACAATCTCTTACTTATAATGCAGGACAACAACTACCAGGTACAATTGTAGTTAAAGAGGCATTAACAGCATTTAATACAGAAAATCCTGATCGCGATCTTAAAATTGCAGGTGAAACAGGAGTGGTATGTCGTATAGATGATCAACCAATCTATCGTCAAACATTTTATACAACAAATCCTAATGCATTTGATGAGTTAATTACTCATGACAATGCAGAAGAGATTCGTGAAGTACAATTAGCACAACGTGCTATGACAAGTATTAAACGCAATATATCTAACAAAATAGAGATTGCAGAACCAGAATTTTAACACTGACCAACTCAAAATAAAAGAGGTCCATTTAATATGGACCTCTTTTTTTATTTACAAATCTTAATCAACTTCAAATGAACCCAAACAAAAGCATTTCAGCTAACTCTAAAGGTATAATAATTAACTTTGGAGACGTTAATAAACACAAGTTTGTTTATTACAATAATAACAACGATGTTGTTAAAAAAATTCAATTGTATGGTACTACAAAATATCAAAAAATAGAAGATACTGAATTTAACAAAATTCAAAAAAGATTGTATACTGAAGCAGTTTATGGATTAAAAGCTATTCCTAATGAAGTATTGATGGTAATGCATACTAAAGTTATCAGAAATATTCAAAATATTCACACAAGAGCAAAAAATGTTATTAATAATTACAAACAAGAAATAAGTAACAATAATATTGATACATTTCTATCTAAACTTTTTCCAAAGTCACCCATTATAAAACAAATGCTTAATGTTAAAGGTGTTGATCCAATGATCAAAGTTCCAATGTCATTAAAAGATTTGAAAATAAGTAAACATATGCTTGCTCAAAAACTTGTTGAATTTAAAGTATTACCTGAAAACTTTTTTAATTTATTATAATGATAACACCTAAACTTAAAACGTGTGCTGGATGTAATGAACTAAAGCACATATGGAAATCACATGGTAAAGAGAAATATTGCAAACAATGTTGGTATTCTATAGAAAAACCTAAATCTATTTCCCCTGTCTCTGCAAAGAGGCAGGTGGAAATGGATACTTATGGTAGGCTTAGAGAAGCATTTTTAATAGTTAATCCACATTGTAAAGCAAAACTACAGAAATGTACAGCTAAAGCAACAGATGTGCACCACAAAGCTGGTAGAATAGGTGAAAACTATCTAAAGATAGGCACCTGGTTAGCAGTATGTAGAAACTGTCATAGATGGATTACAGAAAACAGTAAAGAAGCCATTGAATTAGGATTAAGTAGTTCTAGATTAGAAAATAATTTGGAAGATTGATATATTTGTCATATATTTATAGTGTAAAACTACTAATATATGACAAACTTATTGCACTTTTTTAATATTGAAATTGAAACTTTAGGAAAAATTGGAGTTTACTCTATTTATCACAGACATGATATTACTAAACTATATGTAGGTAGTACATCTAAAGTTAAAACAGATAATAGAAAAACTCATCATGGTTTTTATAAAAGATTCTATGATCATGTAAGAACATTAAATCTTGGACAACACCATTCTAAATATTTACAAAATGTAGTAAATAAATATGGAATGCAGGGTCTTGTTTTTAAAGTTCTTGAAATATGTAAAGATCTAACTAAAGAAGAAATTTTTCAAAGAGAACAATACTATATTGATAAACTTAAACCTGCTTATAATTGTTTTAACACTGTTCATCCTCAAGGTAGAATATGGACTGAAGAAGATAGAAATAAGTTAAAACAAAAAATGAAAGGTAAAAGTCTTCCTAAATTTGTTTATGAAAACATATCAAAACCTATTTATCAATTAGATATGTCTGGCAACTTAATTACTAAACATTTATCAAAGGCTTCAGCAGCTAGACTTCTTAATATAGACCCTAGTTCAATGAGTAATTGTGCTTTAGGAAAAAGAAAGTCTGCTGGAGGATTTAAATGGACATATGACAATCCTGAAGCAGCTAAAGAACTTAACTTATCTGAATCACGTTTAAATAATAAATAATGTTAGATGAAATATTAAAATCTCAGCTTGAATTAGAAGAAATCAATAATGATATTATTGCTAAACAAAATGAAGTAATAAAACTATTAGAAGAACAAAATCAATTTTTACGTAAACTAGTTGAAAAATACATAATAAAAGAACCAAAACTATGAGCCATCCATATCATCACTCAATATCTTCAGCTAAAAAGCATGGAGGTAAATGGGAAGATTATATAAAAATCCATGACTTTTTTGATGAGACCAAAGCCCACTATCCAGATATGAGACATAGAGCACTACGTCATCATTCTGAAGGTATATTTTGGTGTGAAGAAAAGTTTGGAACTGTTATTACAAACTCTGATGGTAAAAACATACCTGTAAGAGCTATAGCAGAACAACATATTATAGAAGACATTGGTCATATACCAACTATAAAAGACTATCTAGATTGTATGTCACAAGAAGGATGGATGTACAAGCCTGGAGAAGGTAGAAAAATGCTAAGAGAAATAGCAGATGAAAAATTAGATTACACAAAAAATATTTAAACTATGTTATTAAAGACTAATATGATATTAAAAACTTATGATTTAAAGTTAAGATTAAGTGTTGAATTTACTACGGCAAAATGTTTAAATTATAAAGATAAATTAGTACCTGCAATTGGTTTTGAACTAAATGATGATGATCCTGAAAATGGTAAAAAGTTAGTTCCAGATGAAACACGTTTTTATATGAGTGTTCAAGATGCAAAAGTATTACATTCTTGGTTAGGAACAGTATTAAACAATTAGATTACACAACAAACATTTAAAAATAAAAAACTAATGGAAGATTATATTAATCATTGGGGGTTGGCACATGAATATGCTGATTCTAAATATAAAATGGAAAAGGGTGATCATATTTCTAAATATGAAAGATATGAAGAAGTTAAAGAAGCTTATGAAGCTGGATTTTTAAAAGCTGTAGAGTTATTTAAAACTGATAAAGAATTAATAATTAAAACATTTAACATTTAAACATGGAAAAAAAATCAATTGTACAATGGTGCAAAGACTTGCATGAAGCAGGTAATCAACTAGTTATGAAATGGGAAGGTGGAGGAGACTCAGGCTGGGCACATTTTGAAATAGACGATGAAGAAGCAGATAATGAATATACAAGAGCTTTAGTAGATAGAATCTACGACATTTTAGATTATGGTTCATGGGCTGGTGAATTTAATGCTTCAGGTGCAGCCTTTTATAATTCAAAAACTAATTCATTTGAAGGTACAGATGATTATAGTGAAGATTCTCATGATACTATAGACACAAATATTATAATTAAAGTTCCTAAGAAATTTTGGTTTGAAACATTACATATAGAATGTGAAGCTAACTATGATGATACTCCTCAAATGTCTGTAAGATTTATTGTAAAAAATGGCTTTTTATCTGAGGAACATACAACTTTTTGTAGTAACTTAGAGAATAATTTAAATATTGAATTTTCTCATTATTTTGATAATTATGATTCTGTTGAAGGTTATGAATTTAGAGGTTGTGATGACAGTTTTATTCTAGATAGAACTGATGCTACAGAAGATGGTGATGATTTAGTTTTTAATATAAACAAGATTGAACTTCAAGTGATAACTAGTCATGATAAAGATATAGTTTTAGAACTAGATGAAGAAACAGCAGAAGCTATTGATAACATTTTAAATAATGAAGCATAATGGATTATTCAAAACAAGATTATATCGTAAACAACAGATCAGGATTTGATCTTACAACAGCTCTTAAACTTTGGAAAACAAAGTATGCTGATGATTATAGAGATTTTCAAAAAGAAGTGATAACACACGAAAGTCTTAATGACTTTGATCAATTTGTACAAGAATGCTGGGATAAAATAGAACAAGTGACAGTGGAAGAAGCTCTTAAAATAGAGAACACTGAAGAAAGACGTACATATTTTGATGCAATTGGTATAGAAAAACTATTCAAAAGTCTTAAACCTAAACTTTTAGATAAACAAGCTATTAAAAAATCTAGAGTGAAATGGGACGAAGAGTTTAATGAATATACACATGAGTTTGAAGACATCTATGAGCTCTATGAAATAGAAGCAACTAAAATGTTTAGTAAAGATAGATGGGGTAATGCACCTACACAAAATATATATGCTGTAAGATGCTGGTGTACTACCACTAATAGAGAATATTGGTTGTATGTACCTAGAGAAGCAGCATTAGGTGCTACATGGTGGAACAGAGATAGTGAAGATAATAAACCAGATGCTATTAGAGCTATTGCCTGGACTGTACGTATAAATGTACCAGAAGAGAATGTAGAAAAGATATATAGACAAGGTGATATTATTGTAGCTAAAATGAAAGATTCAGCTAAAGCTAC